AGATTACAAACCGGTTTTAAAGACCCTAGCAACACTACAGGTCTAAGATAATGAAATATTTTCAAAGTTTTCCACAAATCGCATCTATAGACTACGTAGGTAACAACGTAGTGTTGACAAACATCATGGTTCGTTCAGAGATTCTTCCAAATTTATTGAACAACCCATTATTGTTCTACAGCTATGACATACAGAATGGTGATACACCAGAGATCATCGCAGAGAAATATTATAGTGATTCTTATCGTTATTGGATTGTATTATTCGCCAATCAAATTATTGATCCACAATGGAATTGGCCAATGACAACGAGTGTATTCCAAGATTATATCGTTGACAAGTATACTTCAGCCACAGCTAATGCGTTACATATTTCTGCAAACACAGTAACGACTTCTCAAGTGATTGCTTATACGCAAGGAACAATAAAAAATTATATTAAATCTGTGACCGTTTCAGATAATCTTTCACAGACACCAAATACAACAATTTATATGATTGATTCTACTGCTTATGCTAATGTTCCAGTAAATAAAACTCAGGCTTCTTTTCCAGGTGGCGCAATCGTATCTCAAATAACAAATAAGTATACACAATCAATTTATGATTATGAGTTACAACAAAACGAAACTAGACGTAATATCAATTTGGTGAATGTACAATATATTTCACAATTTGAAAAACAATTTAAATACTTAATGAGCCAATAATGTCAGACTCTGAATTGCCTAAACTTGGTTTAATTTATTCCAATGATTATACCTTAATAAATTTGACACTACTCACATCAGTTACAACTTTTGATGTGAAAGACATTTTGGTTGAGCTATCTTATAATGAAGATTTGTTTTCAAGTTCAGCTTCTGGTTATCTTATGGTTGTTGATTCTACAGGTTACATTGAAAAATTACACATGAACGGTAACGAATTCATCAGAATGACTTTTGGTAAAGCTGATGATTCAACCAACATTATTGATAAGATATTCCGTGTATTCAAAGTTGCAAAAAGAACGCCAGAAAATGAGGGCAACACTGAAACTTATTCTTTATATTTTTGTTCAGAGGAGTTAATTTTATCTGAACAATATAAAGTTAGTAAGTCTTATAAAGGAAAAGATATTACAAGTAACGTGAATAATATCTTAAAAGAATATTTAAAAGTTCCTGATTCAAGATTGAGAGTATTTGAACAAACTTTTGGTGTTTATGACTTTATTGTTCCAAATTTAAAACCTTTTGATGCAATCAATTGGATGTCCACATATGCCAGACCAAATAGTACAAAATATGGCGCAGACTTTTTGTTTTTTGAAGACAAATTTGGATATAATTTTAGGTCAATACAAACTTTGTTAAGTCAGCCAGTTTATAACATTTACAGTTTTAATCCAAAAAACTTAAATCAAAATGTACAGTCTCTATCACAAAAAGTATACAATGCATTGACATATGAGATACTAGACTCTTATGATTCTTTAAGCTCTATTAACTCTGGTGTATTTGCTAATCAATTGATTTCTGTTGATCCGTTATTGCGTAGATATAGAGTAACAAACTTTGATTATGGCAATTATTCCAATACAGCAAAGACGTTGAATAAGTATGCTATAACAAACAATTTTAAGAATAGATTCAATGATGGATTAAATCAGACACCGCAAGCGGTGTTGAAACTTATATTTTCCAACTTCAATCAAACAGATTCAAATTATGTTAAAGAAAACGGTGGCGTAGCACATGATATTTTTGCAGAAACTTATGTACCATATCGTACTGCACAGTTACCTTTATTGAACTATACAAGAATTAAGATTTCAGTTCCTGGTGATCCAGGCCTAACTATCGGTCGGGCCATAACATTTAATTTGTTGTCTAAAGACCCAAACAAAAAAGAACCTGATGATTTTTATTCGGGTAACTACTTGATTACTGCCGTAAGACATATGCTAACAGTACATGAATACAGAACTGTGTTGGAATTGGCTAAAGAAAGCACAACAACACAATATTCTTCAGTTGATAATTCTTCGCAGATTTGGGATAACACTGTGAAAGGACTTATAAAATGACAAAAGCAGTAAATAACTTTGCTGGCCTAAACGGTTTTGTTTGGTGGACAGGTGTTGTTGAAAATAGAATGGACCCACTTCAAGTTGGTCGTTGCCAGTGCCGCATATTTGGTTGGCATACAGAAAACTTACAGTTAATACCATCGGCTGATTTACCTTGGTGTATGCCATTGTATCCTCTGAACCGTTCTAAAGACTTTTCTACACCAAAAGAAGGTGATTATGTAGTTGGTTTCTTTTTCGATGGTGAGTCTGGACAATTTCCTGTTATGATGGGTGTTCTTCCTGGTATTCAAGGTGGTTTTCCAACAGGAAGTGTTGGTTTTCAAGATGTAAGAACCGCAGGAGAAATTGCGGCAGCACCTCAAGTGCCAAATGGACAAGTACAAAATACACCTGGTCAGCCAACAATTGTTCCGTTGGCTCGCGGTGAAATAGCAAATTCAGCTATTTCAGCAACAAATTCTGCTAGAAGTGCAGTTGTAGATATTACCGCACCAATAAAAGCATCACTTGCGGCCGCAAAATTGCAAGCATTGGCATTTGTGCAAGAAATTAGATTGGCTAAAGATGCATTAATTGCCTCTTTTGCTGTTCCTGGACAAGCTACTGCTGATGAAATTAAAAACAACATAACGCAAGCTAAAGCTAAAGTTACAGCATATGCAGAAGAAGCCAAGGCGGTTACTGTGGCAATCAAAGAAGTGAATGCGGCTGTGACCGAAATAACTCAAACAGTAGCTTACATCAATAATTTACCTACGGCTGTGGTACAAGAAATAAATAGTGAGATTAATCTACCTGGTCAGACCGGTGGACTTGCCAATAGTATTTTAGCAAATGCACAAAGTGAAATAAACAAACTAGAGAATTCAATTAAGGTTTAATTATGTCAACAGTATTACCTCCGTCAGTTGCTTGGGTTGAACCTCGTTCAGATTATAAAGCAGAATATCCATACAATAATATAACACAAACAGAATCTGGCCATTTGTTTGAGATGGATGATACTCCAGGTGCAGAAAGAGTTAGACTACAACATAGATCCGGCACTTTTACGGAAACTCAAGCCGATGGAACACAAATCAACAAGATTATTGGTACGAATTATGAAATTATTGCACAAGACAACAATGTTTTAATAAAAGGAACATGCAATATAACAATTGTTGGTGATTCCATCATGCACGTTCAAGGTGATGCAACACTCCAAGTTGACGGTGATGTATATGAAAGTGTTAATGGCAGTGTAAACCAACAAGTTGCTGGTGATTTAACATCAACAATCACAGGAAATGCACTAATTTCATCCAAAAATCAAGTTCAGGTTCAAGCCGATGTATTGATTAATGGTGACTTAAGTGTTACTGGAGACATCACATCGAGTGGAAGTATCTCTGCAACAACGAACATTACAGCCGGCGTTCAAGTGTACGCTCCGTTGGTTATGGATGGTCCAGGACAAATAACTGATAGTATTTTGTATCTCAGAGGCTTGTATAATACTCATACTCATCCATTTATTGCTAAGGCTGGAACTGATCCGTTAACCACATTACCAACCACTTCACAAGACTTACCATAATACCTAATAAATAGAAGATGGCAAAATTAAACAAAATCTACGCAGATATAGACTTAACCTTTAACCGTGTGCCGGTTTCGGGGGATATTGCTATGCGTTATGATGACCAAGCCGTTATTGCTTCCGTAAGAAATTTATTACTGACAAACTTCTATGAACGTCCGTTTCAACCAAATCTAGGTTCAAATATAAATTCAATTCTTTTTGAGCCTGCAACAAGTCTCACCGCAGGTATTTTAGATACTGAAATCAGAAATGTTATTAATAACTTTGAACCAAGGGTACAAATTAATAATTTGAATGTCAATCCAAACGTAGACGGAAATACATTTTTGATAGATTTGTCATTCTATATTGGCAATAACACAACACCTACAGCAGTCAATCTAATTCTACAGAGGTCCAGATAATGGCATCTAATACAAATATTCAAGTTGCAAGCCTAGATTTCTCTGGCATCAAGCAGAACTTTATTACTTACTTGCAGTCACAAGACACCTTTAAAGATTACAACTTTTCTGGTTCTGCAATTTCCACATTATTGGATGTTTTGACATACAATACACAGTACAATGCTTACTACTTGAACATGGTTGCAAACGAGATGTTCTTAGATTCAGCATTACAACGTTCTTCTGTTGTGTCTCATGCAAAGCTAATGAACTATGTTCCACAATCGGCTGTGGCTCCTGTTGCTCAAATCAACTTGACTTTTAGTGGTATCACAACAACAAACTTCACTATTCCAAAGTATACTAACTTTATTTCTGGTGTGATGCCTGATGGTACTCATTATCCATATGTTTCAACTGACACATATACAGTAGCTGTTTCAGCAAATACAGCAACATTTACTGGTGTGGAATTGAAACAAGGCACTTCTGCAACTTACACATACACAGTAGATTCAGTAGGAAATCCAAAATATTTATTTGAAATACCTGATGCTGGTATTGACACATCTACTATGCTTGTTAGAGTTCAACAATCTACTTCTAACACATCTTATGAAATTTTTAATGCCACAACAAATTATTTGACTTTGACACCAACAGATACAGTATATTTCTTGCAAGAGGCTGTCAACGGCAACTATCAAATTTATTTTGGTGATGGCAT